GGTGTCTATACATCCGAAACTGATTTGTCATTTGTAGCACAAAGCGTTGGTGTAACGACTTTGGGTTTGGTTGGTGAAACTCTATACGGTCCGGCTTTCGAACCTATATTCATAACAAACTACGATGAATTTCAGAACTTTTTTGGTGGTGTCAGCCCTGAAAAATTTGTAGGAACTCAGATTCCTAAATACGAAGCGGCTTACATTGCAAAAGCCTACCTTCAACAATCAAATCAGTTGTTTGTGACTAGAGTCTTGGGTCTTTCAGGTTATGACGCTGGACCCTCGTGGAGTATAACCGCAATTGCTAACGTAGATGGTGAAACCGTGGGTATTGATGCTGGTGTTGCTCAAGTATTTTGGTCGGCTACATTTACAGGTTCTTTAACAGGGTCCTCTGTGACTTTTACTTCAGCACTTCCACCTATCATCTCAAACTCACTAAACACTCAGTATACCCTTTATGATGGTTCAACATCTTCTTATTCGAGAGATATTCAAGCTTTCATGAACTCTATTTCGGGTAACACTTCGTTATCTGCGACAACCGCTCAATTCTACGGAATGCCCACGCAGGTTGGATATGACCAATTCAATGCACAATTCTCTGTGTTGAGTAACAATTTTGGGGTTGATAGTCTTGACCCTTTAGCAAACGATTTGACTGACAGTGTAAATGACCCTTGGTATTACGCTAATTTTAATGTTACTGGTAGTTCATGTGATTATTCGGGTTATGCTTGGAATTACGTTGTTACAAATTATGCAACAGGTGCAACAAACACTTTCTCAGGAACTTTATCAGGAAACGTATATTTCTACAGTGGTGAGTCGTTCACTGAGTATTGTAATTTGGTTGTCGGTACTTTACGTTCAAGAGGGGTTTCGGAATATACCGCAACTGACCATGGTCCACTTTATCAAGTAACAGGTCTCACTGATTTACAAATTGTATGTACAGGACCTTACTCAGGTATTAGTCAGAATCCATTTGCGACATTCCAAGTAAGTGGTGTTACCAAAACAGGAACTGACTTTGATTTTGATGTTTCATTTGGAGCAAGTAATGCTAATTACATAACAAAGGTTCTCGGAATAACTAATTTTGGTAAGTCTCAGTTTGAAGTACCGGTTTATGTTGAGGAATCTTATCCAGGTCTTTTAACTTACGGATACAACAAGGGGTATGTAAGAGGTTTGAATTGTGATTTCATTGCACTTCCCGAAGCTCGTGATATTACTTCAACAACGTCAATTGCGTGGAATCTACAGCAATACCAAAGTCCAAGAACTCCGTATGTGGTTTCTGAACTTCGTGGTAATAAGGTTTATAAACTTTTCAGATTTGTTTCAATCTCTGATGGAGATTTAGCGAACACTCAAATCAAAATTTCTATTGCTAACGTATCTTTTAGTAACATGACCTTTGATGTACAGGTACGAGATTTCTTTGATACGGATGCTAATCCAATCGTTCTTGAAAAATACACCAATTGTACTTTAGACCCATCTACTAATAGTTTTGTAGGTAAAAAGATTGGTTCATTCGATGGGGAATACCCATTGAACTCGGCATATGTCATGGTTGAGATGGCAGATGAAGCTCCGTTTGATGCACTTCCTTGTGGTTTTTATGGTCTTGATGAGAGGATTTATGAATCACCAACCAATCCTTCACCATTCCCTATTATCAAGAATAGATATTTTTACCCTGGGGAAACTCTTTTTGACCCACCTTTTGGAACAACCGCTGGTGGTTCTAACGTCGTGACGGCTTCCGGTGATAATGTTAGAAGAAGTTACTTGGGAATTTCATCATTCTTTGGTATCGATTCTGACCTTCTTCAATACAAGGGAAGAAAGAATCCAACAATCAATTGGTATGATGCAACAGATTCCGAACCATGGAACTACCAAACACAAGGTTTCCACTTTGACTCAGGAGCAACAGTCGTAACTATCGGTAATGCTTTTGTCACTAGTGGAACACCAGCGTTCGTTTGTGGTATTGCGGATTTCAGAGCAGAACCAACAACTCAAGCTAACCCATACTACTTCTTATATTCTCGTAAATTCACGTTCATGTTCCAAGGAGGATTTGACGGTTGGGACATATATCGTGAGTTCAGAACAAATACTGATAGGTTCCAACTTGGAGCTTCAGGTTACTTACAAGGAGCATATGTCTCTCAGAGATACCCAACAGCATCGGGTGATGGTACCTTCAAGAGAATTGTGGTTGCTGACAATACTCAGGACTTTGCAAACACTGACTACTACGCATATCTTCTTGGTATCTTGTCATTCAACAATCCTGAATCAACTAACATCAACGTTTTCGCAACAGGAAGTATTGACTACATCAATAATAACAATCTTTGTGAGGCGGCAATTGACATGGTAACAAATCAGAGAGCTGACTCGGTCTACATCGTAACAACTCCTGATTACAACATGTACACTCCTGATGGTGGTTCTCAATACGAAATTATTTATCCTCAAGAAGCGGTGGATAATCTTGATGGAACTGCAATCGATTCTTCTTACACAGCTACTTACTATCCTTGGATTCTTGAAAGAGATACTGTGAATAATACACAACTCTACCTCCCACCAACCGGTCAGGTTTGTAGAAACTTAGCTCTCACCGACAACATTTCTTTCCCATGGTTCGCATCAGCGGGTTACACAAGAGGTCTTGTTAATTCGGTAAAGGCGAGATTGAGACTTACTCAGGAAGACAGAGACATCCTTTACCAAGGAAGAATTAACCCAATTGCGACCTTCTCAGACGTGGGTACGGTGATTTGGGGTAACAAAACTCTCCAAGTTAGAGACACGGCTCTTAACAGATTGAACGTAAGAAGATTGTTGTTACAAGCTCGTAAGTTGATTTCAGCGGTAGCGGTAAGATTGTTGTTCGAACAGAACGATGAAATCGTAAGACAACAGTTCTTGGATTCGGTGAACCCAATCTTAGACTCAATCAGAAGAGACAGAGGTCTTTACGACTTCCGTGTAACTGTAAGTTCTACTCCAGAAGATTTGGATAGAAATACATTAACAGGTAAAATCTACTTGAAACCAACGAAAGCTCTCGAATTCATCGACATCGAATTCTTGATTACTCCAACAGGAGCATCGTTTGAGAATATTTAATATCTTTGTGAAGGGGGGAACTAATCCCCCCTTTTTAGCCAAATACTGATGAAAAAACTTTTATCCGAAAAAATAACCGAAGCGGGTCCCGATTTAAAATACTACGCATTTGATTGGGATGACAACATCGTCCACATGCCAACAAAGATTGTTGTGTTAGACGAGGATGGTGACGAGGTTATGATGTCAACTTCGGACTTTGCAGACTACAGAGAAAAAATCGGAAAAGAATCTTTTCCTTACAAAGGCTCAACCGTTGTTGGTTTTGCGGAAGACCCCTTTAGATATTTTAGTGTCAAGGGAGATGCTCAGTTTATGGATGACGCTTTAGAGGCTCAGACCGGACCAGCGTGGGATGATTTCCGTGAAGCAATTAACAATGGGTCTATTTTTGCGATAATCACCGCGAGAGGTCATCACCCAAACACTCTCAAAGAGGCAATTTACAATTACATCCAAAACAATTTTGGGGGAATCAACCGTGAGGTGTTAATTAAAAACCTCAAAAAATATCGTGATTTTGTGGGTGAGGAAGATATGTCAGACGAGGAACTTATCCGTTCTTATTTAGAACTTAATCGTTATAACCCTGTAAGTTTCGGACAAGAAAAGTCGGCGGCAAGTCCCGAAGAGTTAAAAGTCCAAGCGATGGAAGATTTCGTACGTTATGTTAAATCAATGGCGGCACTTCTACAAAAGAGAGCCTTTCTTAAAAAAGACATTGCTAATAATTTTATACCATCTATAGGCTTTTCAGATGATGATGAAAGGAATGTAGAAGCAATGAAAAAATATTTTAAAGGAATAAAAGAACCAATTAAAACATATACCACTAAAGGAGGAACTAAAAAAGAATACTAGTACTGGATTTAGTAGAAGAGTAATTTTCCGGTTTGAGAAGTCAATAGAAAAATTTACTAACAAGGTATATTTATAAACAAAGATAAAACGTCTAAAGAAAAAGAAACACCATGGCAGATTTATTAATGAAAATGCCCATTCCCTACGAACCGAAACGTCAGAATCGTTTCATTCTTAGGTTTCCCTCAACTTTGGGGATTAACGAATGGTTTGTAGAATCAACCGCCAGACCGCACATTACAATCGGTGCAACTGAAATCCAATTTTTGAACACCTCTACGTTTGTGGCGGGTAGATTTAACTGGCAAACAATTCCAGTTGTATTCCGAGACCCAATCGGTCCATCAGCAGCTCAAGCTCTTATGGAGTGGGTTCGTTTACACGCAGAATCTGTAACAGGTCGTATGGGTTACGCTGCGGGTTACAAAAAAGACATCGACCTCGAGATGTTAGACCCAACAGGTGTTGTAGTAGAAAAATGGATTCTTTATGGCACATTCTTAACTGACGTTAACTTTAATTCATTGTCTTACTCAC